GTGTTGGAAGTGGAGCGATTCACTTCTTGAGATTTTAACTTCGCTCTTATTTCAGCCAATGATGCCATAATGTAAGCCTCCTTTATTGTGCCTATGTTTGTTTTAGTTTGCCTAAGTGTATATTAGACATATAGTACATAATATACAACTATATTTATCAGTTGTCTACTACTATTATTGGTAATATGGAGATTTTATTATGCTATGTTGGCCAGCGTCTTGATTCTGTCCAGTTCCGTGTTGATCGCTTCTGCTTCCGCTTGTGCTTCTGCTGGAACTTCCATTTCTTCTTCTGAAAAAAACTCTTCAAGTTGTAAGCCTGCCATCTCTATAGCATCCTTCAGTGTGTACTCGTCGTCACCAACTTTAAACTTGTCGCCTGCTTTCATGCCTGCCGCTTTGGCTTTCTGTACTGCCTGTGCGAATTGATTGCCTTCGTTAGTTTTATCTGTGTATCCTGGTGTACCTGATTTCATTCTTTTGTAAGCAGTTGTGTTCATCATTTTATCTGCTTTGGTGACATCTAATTTGGTTGCATTCTCTTTGTCTTTCTTTTCGATTTCAGAATCTTTTGGTTCTGTTGCATATTCATCAATGTCATTAACCCAATTCTCAAACGCTTCAGTCTCTTTGGCCTTGCCTTTTAAATCTTTCTTGGGTGCAAAGGCACCTGGTTCCATTCTTACTTGATCTGTGTATCCTGGCTCTGACTGCATTTTTTTGTAGTCGTCGATGTATCTCTTGGCCAACTGAACCGCGATCTTCTTGTTCTTGATGTAGTCCGGTGTTGGTTTGAATGTTGCTGAATTTTCTTGTTCCATCTCATCTGCTACTCTAGAAGCGAAGTTTGCCACCCTGTCTTCCTCTCCTGTTTTAGTCAACAGTCTTGATGCTATGTCTGATAGTATAGAACTTAACATCGTGTTCTTGTTTGTGAATTTTGTAACTTTCAACATCTTGTCTGCTGAATCGTCTTTCCTTAAAACTAATTTTTGATCAGGATCATTTAAGAAACTTTGAACTACTGCTCCATGGTCCACTGGTGCTTGTACAGGTGCGTCAATTGGTTCTGCATCTGGCTCTAATTCGTTCACTTGCTCTTCTTCCTTTGGAGCATTTTCTAGTTCACTCATTATTCTGTTTATGATTGGTAATGCATCTTCAACTCTGCTGTCTAGGTTTGTCATTGTGAACTTCTCTCTCATTTTGTTAACAGTTTCATCGTCCAGTATTTGTTCTTCTGATGTTTTGAAATCTTTACTTGCGTTTTCGTAGTGTGCTTGGTTAGAAAGGTTCTTCATGTAACCTCTTAGGTTCTCTAGTTTCAATTTTGTCTGCTCAATGATGTCGCCTGCGTTGTCGTTCAACTGATCTTTGTTAGTAACATATCTCGAGAATGAATTTAGTTTTGCTATGTCCTCTGATGTTGAAACGATGTGCTGTCCAAATTCATCATGTGGTCTTCCACCATTTGACACGTGTCTCATCATTGCTCTCGCACCTGCTAAATGAGTTAATGGATACTTGAATCTTTCGCCGTCTTCGTTTTCAATGTATAGTGATTGTATCTGTCTTGATCTTGCACCTGGCACAGTCTCGTCAACTTTGCCTTTGTGTCTGATTATCAATTTTGTTTTGTTTAGGTTCTCGTACGAACGTTTTGCAGTGCCTGTTAGGCCTTCTGTAACACCTGCTAGTTTAGTGATTCTTGCTAGTTCTTCTGACATTTCATCAGTATTTACCGTTTTGTTCGTATCTGCAAGATTTTCATAGTCCTGCTTCGTTAGGTTGTTTTTGGTGATATCCCTAACGTCAAATCTCATTTGATGCTCCACTGCAAAGTCTTTCAACTCTTTAAGGAATGCATACCACTCGTCTCTGCTGTCCTCATCAATCTTGTTAACTAGATCCCTGTTGTAGTACACTTTCATGTTCTCACCGTCTGCTAGGCTTATGCTTACGCTACCAAAAGTGTCTGCGTCCTCGGCAAATTCAAACTCAAAAAATACAGCACTGCTTGGATCGGCTGTAGCGGCACCATTTTCATCACCTAGTCTGATGTTTGAGAATTGCGATCTTATCTTGTTGAATAAATCTTCGGAGTTTTTAGGGTTCATATAGTGTATTTATTATCCTGTGAACGATCCAAATATGGGCATTGGTGTTATCTCACTTGTACGATCTGTCCATTTCTCAAATATTTTAGGGTCAAAATCCGCCAACACTTTCATCATACGAGTCATTAATAGACACGCACTGACTAGGTCATCGTGCTGTCCCGGTTTTGCTTTGTAACTCATGCCACTAGCCACGAAATCTTTGAGTTCTGATATAAGCAGTTGTGAATTGATCTTCATTTTGTTGTTCTCTATAAGTTCTTTGAATTTTGTACAGGCATCTATCTTGTGTTTGGCAGTGGTATTGAACCCTCTTCTGAATTTTCTTCTATGTCCTTTCCTTATGGGTTCTGATAGGAACATGCCCATTATGTTTTCTTCTCCTATGTCCATTACCCTTAACAGGGCGGCCTCGCCTAGCGAGTTATTCTCCATTGAATAAAATATCTGTGGTGTTGCTGTTGCATCTTTTTCCATGATTGTATCATGTAGATGTTTTGTGATACTTTGCAGGATTCTTACCTGTTGATTCATTGGCGTTGTGTTGTGATGCCATTCTCCAACTTGCTCAAATGTGGGTAACTCAAAAACTTGTATTGCGGCGTAGTCACCGCCTGTTCCCATGCTAGGATCTAAAGATACCATGTATGTCATTCCTGGTGTTGGACGTTTGAACCAACGTACCTGTCCTGTTGTTTCCACCGGAGCCGAGGCGTCCATGTCTGCTAGATGAATACTGTCAATTAGCGTTTCATCAAAGATTAAGAATTCACATTCGTGTTCCCTCCTGAACCTCTCATCGCCGATCCTGGCCTTCTCTGCTTCCGCCCATTCTTCGTTCCTGTCTGGGTGTTCTGACCAGTGTGCCTTCATGGCGTAGAAGCCATTTGTTCCTACTAGTTTGTCATTGCCATACTCGTCAAATCTCTTGTTTGCTTCCTTCCAAATCAATGCGAACTGGTCTTCGTCACTGTTAGGTGTGCTTGTGATCATGCACTTACCACCTGTACTCAATGTTGGTGACAGTGATGTCCAAAACTCTTTGGCCTTCTCTGGTGGTTGCACGAACGCGAACTCATCACAGTAGATCAAAGTAAGTGACATACCCCGTCCTGTGTTCTCAGTTGTTGTGGTCGCCATGATCTTTGATCCGTTGTCAAACTCTATGCTGTTCCTGTTGTATTGTGTCACGCCCGCTTTGATCCAACTGGGCAACATCTCGTATGCGTAACGCACCCTCGACATTATGTCTGATGCTCCTGCGTATTTGTGTGCGGCGATTAGTATCTGTGAATCTGGTCTGAACATGGCATACCAAATAAGGAATCCTGACGCACATGTGGTCTTGCCCGTCTGTCTAGGTAGCATGGCAATTGAAAATCTGTGATCGTTGTAACTGTTGATCAGTCTTTCTTGATACGGGAATGGCTCGAACGGCATTGAACCTTTCACAGGATGTTGTATCTTCATGAATGTTTTCATAAAGAACAATGGCCCTGTTTTTGGGTCCATGCACTTCTCAAGTTGTTCCACTTGGGCTTTGCTGTATTTGTGTTTCTTGTGCGCCTTCTTTATTTGGTCGCTATCTAGTGATACATACGCCATAGTGTAGTATTTAACGCTGTGATGTTACTTGGAAAAGTATTACTTTGCTTCTTTGTCTTTGATGGCTTTTTTCATTGGTTCTTTTTTATCGCCATCTTTGTCCATGTCTAAGAAGTCAGGTTTTGCCGCTTCTTGATATGCAGTTTTGAAACTTTCGTACTGTGTTCTAAGACTGTTAGCCAACTCTTCCTCAGTGATCTTGTCTTCTGCCGCCATTGGATTGTCGCCTGGAGAAACTCTTGGATGTGTTTGCTTTTGTCTGTTTAAACCACCTGAGTGTTTGTTTACCAAACTGTCAACATCTTGAACCTTTTCTTCTGGTTCGTTTGCAAACGTTTCTTCTTTTTGTTCGTCTTCTGGATTCTTAATTATGTCTCTCATTCTAGCCATGTCCATTGAACCCGCCGCATCGTCATCGCTGTGATCCATGTCTGATCCATGTTCTGGCTCTTGGCTAATCATTGCCTGATCAACTTGTTGCACACCTGCAAGTTTTAATATCTGCATCATCATTGATGCTTCCTGAGGGCTGTCAGTTGAAATTTTAATTGCTTCTTTCACAGTTTCTTTTTTGTCTTCTTTGCCTGCTTTTTTGTCATGGTACGCTTTTAGACCTGCTGGCATCTTGCCTTCAACTGCTTCTTCTGTTCCGTTGATGCTGTCCCAGAAACCTGCTAGGCTCTCACCGTGTTTCTTTAAGAATTCTTCTCTTGAAAGTTTCTCTGCTTCGTCGTGCAAGTAGTCTTTCATGCCACCTTCAGTAACTGCTTTTGGATTTGTCTTCTCAACGTTCTCCACTGCGTCTTTGACCAATTCAGGTTTTGATTCTGCTATTTCTTTTAACTTTGTTAATACGTCGATCATTTCCATAACTATTTCTTTCCTTCTATTGGGTGTGCTTTTGTGATTTTTGAGAACGGACTTGGTGTTCCTACTTCTTCTTTGCTCATTGCATCTTGTGTTTTGTTGTCTTTGCCGTTTACAATTTCGTATCTGTCTTCTTTGTCTTTTAATAATTCTTTAAGAAGACTCATGTTGTGTTTGTCACCAAAGTGCTCTTCACCTTTAACCGGATGCTCTTGGAATTTTGTTTCTACGTCTGCTATCTTATTTGCCAATTCAGACTTCTTAGCAACCTGCATGTCGTCTTGGTATTCTTCTGTAGGCTCACCTGGTTTCCTTACAACCATGTGTGTCATCGGAATCCTTAGTAAGTCCGAAAGGTACTCATGCATCACTCTCGGTGACTCTGGATAGTTGGTTGTAACGTCAAAAATAGTAACTTGTTCGTTGCTTAATCTTGGAAAGTCCAAAGGCAAAGTCATTATTGGTGTGCTTTTGCCTGCTGACATTTTAGCAAGATCAAATTTTTGCAGTGCTGTTTCTAAAGCATTCTTGTCAATGTCTTTTGGCTCGCCAGCAATCTTAATTCTATAGTCATATGACTTAGTTGATTCTGTTAGGTAGTCTTGGAACGTGCTCATATGCAATATTTAGTCTTTTTTAAGTAGTTTCTTCATTAATTCGTTACGATCAGATATGACGAATCCGTCGCTTTCTTCCACTGGACCACCGTCTTTGTTGCCCTGATCTAACTTCTGCTTTTTAAGTTGTAATTCGATCATTTTAAGTTTCTTGTCGATTTTGCCGCTTTTGGCGTCTATGGCGTTCCTTAGGAAATTGCCCGCAACTTCGAATATACGTCCTGAATATCTGGAGTCAACGTTCATGCCCAAATCCATCAGATTCTTGTAACTTTCTTCCGCTTCTATGGCCAGTTTGTCCAGTTCAAGATCACTCAATTCGCCTAGACCTTTTACCTGTGGCAGTGCGGCCGCAACCTTGTCAAATTCCGCATAACTTTTCTGTAGATTCTTCTGTGTCTGTGGATCTAGATTCTTGGCAGAAGCGTGTTGTCCATTTGCCTCCTTGATCTTCTTGTCTTTTTCCTTCTTGTCCACCTCTTTGAATGCCTCTTTGACATTTGGTAAATTAAGAATGTCCTCTAATTTTTTTGTCATCGTCGTATTTACTTACGTTTGCCGTTGTGGAACAACTGTTCTTCTGAAACAACCCTGAATCTAATTTTTCTCTGTTTGGCGTATGCGTTTGCGGCCTCCCACTTGGCCATGTTGATCACGACCTGTTTCTTCTTGGCCATACTCTTACCCGCGGCCTCCATTGTGGTCTGGCTCATGGGTTTAACTTCAACCATCTCAGCGTGTTTACGACCTTCCTTGTCTTGGTACACTATGAAGAAGTCAGGCACGTACACAGTGTACTTGCCCGTGAATGGATGCCTGTACGGTATCTTGATCGACTCTGAGGCCCATTGATACACGTTTGGATGTTCATCACACAGTCTCATAAAAGAATGTTCCCAACTTGATCTGTATGTCGGTGTTTTAGTGCCCACGTATTTCTCCGCGTTCTTGGGAGAGAACTTGCCCCTAGCAAATCTTGGTAACATTAGTCTATGATGTTTCTAGATACCGTCTCTTTAGTGGCCAGTGTTTTCCTCACACCCAGCCTACTTGACTTGTATCTGTTGGCGTTTAATATTATGGTCATCAGTTCAGACAACAGTGCCGGTGTGGCATACGTCAACTGATCCAGTATCTGTTGTGGTTTGATATTGTCTATCTTGGCCTGGGCCAGTATTGCATACGCTGTTGACTCCGCCGCCGATCTAGAGAAGTCACGTTTGACGAAGAACGCTATGGTGCTGTCATATTCACCCACGTTAAATTGGTAGTCGGTCTCATAGGCAGTGGTGGTCAGTTTGTCCACGGTCTTCTGCAATTCGTCCTTGTCCTTTGGTGGTAAGTTTGTGTAAAATTCAGTCATTATATCGTCGCCTTCTCTGTTGCTATCTCGACATCCTGCGTCTGTCTTTCAATTTTTATAAATCCCTCTGTGACCAACTTCCTTACATCTGTGATAGCCTTGCTGGTGTACACATTCTTTATGTTGTCAGCAGATGCTTCATATTCAAGATTGGATTGTGCTATTGTGAGTCCCTTACGAGAACCAATGTCTCTGAAATATATTGCGGCCGCTATCTCATCTCTGACATTCGCGTCATTGGATACAAGATTAAACGACTCGTCGGCACCCAGGAAGTTCACTGTGTCCGTGGTTGAATTTGTTATAACTGTGTTGTTGGCCTGATTATTATTATCCGCAGTGCCCCTTGCTGATGCCAATGCTGAAGCACCCACTATGGCCGCCGCACCAACTGAGAACTGTGCAACTGGGTTGGTTATCGAGCCCGCCTGTTTTCCAACTTCGAGGATACCGTCCTTGGCAATGCCTTTCAGTTCTTCCTTCACGGCCGATTTTTTAATTTTTTTAGCGTTGTTATATGTGTTCGAAGCACCAAGTATTGCACCCAATATGTTTCCTGATTGCACATTCCTGATTACCGAACCTACGCCGTCCACCACGCCTCCAGGACCAAAAATGCTATTAGTGCCTCCTCCCAACACTGTGAGTGGGCTAGGTGAATTGTCATAGTTGATTGTTGCAAAACCAGGAACGTTGTTCTTGTTGATTATACCTGATTTGTATATCACTGTCTCATACAGTATCTGCATGGTGTTGTTCATTATACCTTGACCGTCTGCTTGGTCTAGGTTGTCGTGTGAGAATGATCCTATAACGGGATTGACAAGAGTCATTGATGTGAAACGTTTTTTGTGTAGCACGAATATCTCAATGCCTTTGAGGTATGGTTTCTGTCTCTGCCTCGGTGTGTCCATACCAAACTTGGTCGTTTGTCTCGCATCGCCAAAATTATAGTAATCATCCTTGGTGTTTGAAATTGTTAGGTCGTTGTTCATGCCTATGGAATCTGCTATGTTGTACTCGTAATACTTCTTCCAGAATGCGTTGACCGTGTCTGCGTGGTCATCATGGAATGTGATGTTCACGGGTTCGTACGCTATCCTTGTACCCGCATACATCTTCTTGTTGTACTGTGTTTTTTCTTCGTAACTCAAGTTGTACTTGGGTAGTTCACACTGCTTGACCAACATGTTCAGTTGGTACCTCTCATTGGCATTAAAGCCGTCAACGAACAGGGTTTCATCTGTGTTGAAAACAACATGAAACAGGAACTTCTGTTTTGGCATCAACTTGAAATTGTCGTCTATGTACAATCTCGATGCATGTTGGTAGTCTTTCATACCCGGTAGTCCGTCCTGGAAACCTTTTAGGAAATTGTTTATGCTTGGCATAGTGTTATTTATAGTCACAAAAAAAGCGCCTATAAAGACGCTTTTTTGCTTATAATTGCTAACTTAATTTTTTGTATTACTGTCCACCACCTGTACTCAAAGTACCAATAGTTCTTGCAACTGCTGTTCCAATACCTGTGCCTGTTGGTGTCTGGATTGCGTTGTCATATCTAACTGACATCGTGATAGTTGCTGGATCTGAAGTTGCGTATGCTAGTGAGTTGTAGTTTACGTTTTCAACGTATGCACCATATAATTCAAATGTTTCTAACACATTCGGTGCACTCGCTCCGTTACCACCGTCAAGCATTTCAATCCTAGTTGTGAATTTGTAATCAATACCAGATGCCGCTGAACTCTGTTCAAAGAAATCAAACTGTTTCTGGATCTGTTCGCCAACCAGTTTAGTAACTGAGTTGTTAACGTCGTCTCTTAAAGTGATTGTGATTGGATCCCAAGTGTGTTTACCTGCAACATAAACTTTTGAGTTGTACACATCCAGTGTCACGTTGTCAAAAGTCAAGTTAGGTCTTGTTATATCAATAACTTGTTTTGTTAGTTCTGATCTTGGTGTTGATACTCCAAAATTTTCAAGTATTGCTCTGAAACGATACTGTAGTTTTGGCATCAATAAACCCTGTGATGCTGAACTCTGATCGTTTGCTAGTGGTACTGTAAATTTTGATAAAGTTGATATTGCCATCTGTTTCTCCTATTTATTCAAAATTAGTTCCCTAACTTTGCAATTTCTCCTGTGTTTTTGATTCTCAACGGTATGTAAATAAATTCAACTGACTTGATCGGCTCAATTGCTATATCCACATAAAGTTCGTTCCTGTCAATCCTTGTAGGTGTGTTGTTAGTGTCATCACAAACTACTAGGAAGTCAAACAATGCTCTCTGACCTGTTAACTCCAACAAGAATGATTCTATTGCACCCTTGATCTCGTTTCTTGTAAGTTCATCATTTGGTTCGAAGATGAATGGTTTAGCGATTGCATCCAGTTGTGTTCTTAGATACACTGCTAATCTTGAAACGTTGATCCTGTCTAATGCAGAACTTGCCGATGTTTTAGTTAAGTTACCGAAGTTAACAATTCCTGCACCTGAGAAGAAAGTGATTGGATTCACTTTGACCTCATGCATTGAATCTCTCACTGACTCCGTAACAGATATTGTTTCGAATTCTCCACTTGCTGTGTCGATGTAACCAACTGCTGTGGCGTTGTCAACGACACCTCTTCTTGTTCCTGCTGGTGCGAACCATGGGAAAGCGATGTTGTCGTTGTTGGCCAGTGTTCTCAACATCATGTGTGATGGTGGAACAACGATTACTTTACCTGTGTTGTCTGTTGTAGATCCAGACGGATAAAACACACCCAAGTAATCACTTGAGCTTACTAGGCCGTCTTCACCGTTGTCCAGTGCTGACGCTGTGTTGTTTGCCCAGTTTTGTATTGAAGTTGACGTGCCCTCTAATCTTAAAGGAGTGTCCCCTACAACAAACGCTGTGTTGTTTCTATCTGTGTTTAGGTTAATCATGTTTTGAATCAGTTCTGGGTAACCAGGTGTAGCAATTACATTGTAACCTCTTTGGTCTTCTCTGATTGCTTGGTTAGTGTCGATCTCTGATTTCAATTGTTCAACAATTACTTTTCTCTGTGCTTTTCTTCCAAAAGATCCAGAGCCGTCTGCGTTGTTGCTTGATTTAGTAACCCATCTATCAGGGAAGTAAGTTGATACGCTCTCGTTACTTTGTCTGATGTTACCTAATCCTGCGGAACCGCTACCTGGATATTTCGTAGTTGTGATGTAACTGTTTTTGTATTCTTTCACATTGTAACCAGATCTTCTAGTGTTCCAAAGCATGATACCTTGTGGGTAGTTGTCTGGGTTAGGAGCATCTGGATCTAGGAAACCATCGCTCAACAAGTCTTTGATTGTGCTGGATGTACCCGCACCGCCTGTTGACAATGAATCTGCCTTGTCAGCCGTTGTGTGTAATCTAGCATCTGCAAACACAACACCATCTTCTGTTGTTTGGTCTGCTTTATCAACTAATTCCCAAGCCGCGCCTGATGTAGTTACTGCAACTTGGTTCGCTGTGTTTGTAGAACTCAAAGTTGCTGATGTGTTGTATTTGTAAAGTTTTGGATAGTTTTCTAAGTCTGAAGTGTCAATCCATAAGTCGTTAGTTACAAGTGCAGTACCGTCTGACTGTGTAGTCGGTGCTGTTGCTGAAAACTGTGGACCATTTGGATCTGTTGTTGAGTATGCTGTCGCATATCCAACCCAAGTCGTTCCATTGTGTGCCATGATGTCTGCTTCGTCAGTCGCAGTGTGGTACCATAATGTACCGTCCGCTGGCTCATTAGTTGGAGAACTTGTTGAAGCAGTGTAGCTCAATCTCTTCCAGTTACTTGCCATGATACCTGTGTTAACACTCGAGTCAAGGCTCTCACCTGTTGGTAGGTCATACAAGTTGTCAATCAATGTTGCACTGTTTGCCGTGTATGTTCCATAACTGTGTGCCGTTGTTGCACTGAAACCTGCATCTGCTAATGGTGTTCCTGTTCTGTCAACCATTCTGAACTCACCGCCAAGTTTGTGTGACATCTGGATTGCACCTGTGCTTAATTTAGTTGCAGTAACGTTAGTCAAACCTGCCGCACTTACTGCCGCTACAAAGTCATCAGCACCAGTACCACCTAGTGTTACTGTTACTTCTGAGTTAAGTGCTTCCTGGTTCTTAACTGATTCTTGAATCGCAAAAGTTTCTGAACTTGTGAAACTTGGTGAAGTAGTATTACTTGTGATAGTAGTAGCACCACCTTCATATCTAAAGAATTGAAAGTCTGCAACATTTCCAGTTGAGTCTACACCACCTAAATCATTGGCACCCATGCTTTCTTCAGTGACATTGTACTGTGCATACAATGTGCCTGTAGTCAAAGCAGTTCCACCGTTTCCTGGATCTAGATTAAAGATTGCAGAGTGATGATTACTGTGAAGTGGACTAGCAACTTGAGAGAAACTTCCACTTGCTGTAGCATAAAGTTTTGCAACTAATGCCGCACCTGAGTTTGCTGATGTAGTTTTGAACCAAACTGAACCGTTAGGTCTGTTCTCGTCTGCCGTTTTCCAAGTTGGTCTGTTTGTGTGGCTTTCTTGTAAAAGTTTCACACCGTTTTTCACGCCTGCTGTAATTCCTAGGTCTGCTAAACCAGTACCTGTATTTGCTTCAAACCTGATAGTGTTAGCACCACCTGTTGAGTCACCTAAAAACTTACCGTTGTGGAAGATTTCTAAGTTACCTGTTGTGCTATTGATCGCTGACGTAACGTTAGTAACATTACTGCCAATCGCTGTGTTAACATCTGACAATGCCGTACCACCAAAGGTAATTTCAACACCGTTCATTGTGATCTTGTTACCACTTGTAACTGTTGTTCCTGATGCAACTGTCACTACCGGTAAAGATGTGTGCCAGTCGGTAGAACCAACATGCACCCATGTGTTACTTGCTGTTTTCTTGTAGATCTTGTTTGTAACGTGTGTCGTATTGATTGCGTAATCACCAATTACACCTATTGAAGTTTTTGGTGCACCAGTTGAGACACTGCCAACTAGGTCACTTGTTGAAGTGATCAGTGTTGGAGTAATTGATGTGAATGATTGATTAGTCTGTGACCACTCAAATAGACCGTAACTGCTTGATGCAAGGTCAAACCAGTATGTGCCATCTGTTGGTGCCGCTGTTGGTGCCGAGGCACTTCCAACTAATTCTGCTGTGTCCACATTCGCTCTTAGTACGAAAGCTCTGTTGGCAACTCCTAAAAATGAGTAAGCCGCTTGTAAGCCATACTCATTCAGCTCATAACCATTTAGGCTGTTTCCCGATGCGTCTGTGTAGAATTTCGGATCTCCGAAAGTCTCTGTTAATTCTCTTTGTGACGAGATCAAATATGCAGTGTTGGCGTTGGCAGTCTGTGTTCCTGCCGCTGTGCCGTCTCCTGCACCATTTTGCTTGTCCTGTGATGATGCTACTATGAATAGTGGTGTAGTACCCGCATCTGATGGTACGTAGAAACTCTCGTTTATTACTGAAACCTCTACTCCTGGTGATGTTAATGCCATTTTTCGTATTCTCCTTGCAAGTTACGTATATACTAGAGTTATTTATTCAATCATATGGTTTTTACGACATAATTTAACGTTTTCGAGGTGCCTATATAGGCGACGTAAATACACACATGCAGTACAAAGACAGACCGTTGTGTACGGAGTGTAAGACCAAACCCAAGGCCTATGCCTACAAGAGATATGGCCGTGTGTATTGGCGTAGTCGGTGTGACACCTGTATCAGGAAACGGGCTGGCAAGCGAGTTGGCGGTGTGACCGCACTACAGAGATCTGGATACAAGAAGCACAGGAAATGTGAGTTGTGCGGGTTCAAAGCACAAGATAAGGCACAACTGGATGTGCTGTTTGTGGATGGTGATATGAGGAATACTGTGTCTACAAATCTAAAAACTGTTTGCGCCAATTGCCAGAGGTTGGGCAGTACTCGTAGATTGGGATGGCGTGTTGGTCATCTTGTCGCTGACGATTAGGTCGTCTATCTTTACGTATAATTCTTCTTTGGAGCCATTGTTCTCGATGACGAAATCAAACTCTTCCTTTGCCCAGGCGTATTCTGAACTATGTATGCCTTTGGGTTCTATGTTGCCTTCTGTGTAGTCAACAAACCAGTCCGGGTCTTGTCCTCTTTTTACAAGTATGATCTTGCCTCCACGTTCTCTGATCTGTTTCACTTCGTTGGGAAATCTTGTGTCCGCTATCACGGTGTTTTGGCCTTTGTATCTGCCTATGCAACTGTCCACCCAGATACCGTCGTACATCTGACCACGCATCACTTCCGTGCCGAAGTATTGTAGTACCCATCTTGGGGTTGTTGGTTTGCCAAATTTTGCACTCCAAAACTTGTCCGGTTGTTCTCTCCATTGTCTGCTGGATTCCGTGTCTCCTTCGAGTAGAGCCCTGTCCCAATTGAACATGGATGCCACTGCATCTTTGAGACTTTTTGCGAAACTGTCTTTTTGATAGTCGTGTTTCTCCACCAGCCTATCAGACACAGTGCCTTTGCCAGAACCTATTAAACCTACTACACCTACTAACATAGGTTTATTATACTATTTTTTTAAACGTTTTTCAATCTCTTTGATTGCTTCTTTTACAGATTTTAATATGGTAATTCTTAGACTCTTTTTCCTTTGCTTCAGTGCCTTCATGCTCATCAGTTCTAAATCTTGGACCAGTTGTTCCAATTCATCTAGCGTAAGATCTGAATAACTTTTGTAATTGGAATCTTTCATTGCAGGGTATTTAAATGTAGTTTGTTACCAATTAACCAATAACAAAACTGTGTGGAGTTCCGCCTTCTTGGAAGTTTCCTATGTCTGCTTCTAGTCTGTCAATTTCCGCTTGACCTTCTTGCTTCAATGCATCACCGTTCAGTGTGGTACCACCCTGTGGACCTGCTATGGTATTGAATTTACCTCTCGCTTCGCCTAACATTATTTTAGAAACAGCGAGTGTGTAATCTCTTATCCACGGTTTACTGTAAATGTCTTTGAACAATGTGATGTCAGGTCGAAAGTTGTCTGTGTGCATAAGAACTGTCTCATCGTCTGCTCTTGGTCTTTGAGTGATGGTCAATTTTTTTGTGGCCACATCAAAATGGAATTGTATAAAACTTCCAAACATTTTTCCTATCATTTCCTGGTACGATGCAAAGGCATAGTAGGTTGCTAATCCACCTGTTGCACCCGCTCTTAAAAGATATGTGTTTGTGTAGGCCAGGTTGAATGGTTCAAACAATGTACCACCTTCACCGCCTTCTGTCCTTGATCCCACAGTCCTCCTGTTAAGGTTCCTAACATTGATGATCTCATCTGGTAGGATGTAACTGTTTTGATTTTTCTTCAATTCTAAGAACGCATATGATTCTTCCACAGCGTTTGAAGATCTCTGTCTGAATTTGTTTACGGCTCTTTCCAGGGCCGTTTGATAGTGTTTTGGGTCTAATTCCACGTCAATCATCCCGTCACCGAGATTGTTCTTAACGTAATCGAAAATTTCCTGTTGTCCTGTTTGTAGTTCTGACATACTCATATTTATAGTCATTGCCTGTGCAATAAATATGTATGATATGCCAAGATTATCCATTTTTAAGC